TTTGTAAGACTTCAAAGTTACTTGTTGATGTATGGAGTTGGATTTACTTTTAAAAATGAGGTGCAAGATGATTCCAAAGTTTAGAGCGTGGTCTACGGATAAAAAGATTATGGCAGAAGTCAGAACACTACGATTTACCGATGAATTAGTAGAGACAGACAAGTTTGTTGAGCGAAGCATCGAGGGAGTCAAACTCATGCAATCCACAGGCCTCAAAGATAAGAACGGTAAAGAAATCTTTGAGGGGGATATACTAAAATTCAACGATGAATGGGCTGAATATGATTACTGTGGTTATGTAGACGGCGTGACCGAAGGGATCAATCGTGTCGAAGTAGTAAGAGGTGAGGCGTGTTTTGAATTTGGAAAAACCAAATTACCTGAGTCAGCTTTGTTTGCTATTGAAGATGAACATTTTAAATTCAAGGATTTTATCAAGGATGAAGGTCGTGAATTTGAAATCATTGGGAATGTTTGGGAGAACCGCGACTTATTGGGGGTTGAATGATGGACCTACAAAACTTTATCTATTTATTATTTGCAGCAGTCTGGATCGCTGGTATGATATGGGCTGGCGTGATTGCGTTTAAAAGCAGAAAGGTGAAACATGACTAAACTATTTTATATGATCCTCGGCTCAATATCGCTGGTATTTATGATCGTGTGTATCAACTTGAACTCACGGATCAATGAGTTAAATAATAAAGTCAGTGATCTGGAATGGACGGTGCAGGAGCATGAACTGTCCATCCAGCGGTTGGCAGAACAAAATAATGCGCAGGATGTTATTTTAAACAAGTTAAACAGCGAGTACCAGATGCGGGAACGGCAACGTGCGGAGGAATTGAAAGAGGTAGCAGAGAGAAACGGAGTGGGTGGATGAACATTAAAACACGCTTGAACAATCTTAAATATTTTGATACAAAACTAAACTCACTGCGACAAGAACGAATTGCTTTGCGTGCTACGGTTCAGAAAGCGCAGATCTATTCGGATGAGCCGAAAGGCAGCAAACAAGGCAACAAAACGGAAGATTTAAACGTTCGCATTATCTCGAAGTCTGAACAAATCGACAAAGAAATGGAAAGGCTTTGGGACGAACGCAATGAAACCGCACAAGCAATTGAATCCCTGGAAGATCCGCTTGAGAATGTCATCATGCGCTGGTATTATATCAACGGTTGCAGTCGTTTTGAAGTGATGCGAAAGGTCAACTGTTCAAGGACTACATTCCATCGCGTGAAAAAGTCTGCGATCGAACACCTTGAAGCTAAATTATGAGACCTTTAAAACTTTTTGGGACTTTTAAAGTGGTATTATGTTATTGAGGTTAAAAACCATTAACGGTTAGTTAAAATCATTGTAAAATCTCCTTATGTTTTAATCTCGAAAGAGTCGGCATCAGTCGGCTTTTTTATTTTTGTTTTAGAAAGGGGTGAGGTAGATTTCTAGGTTGACACACAAGCAAAGACGATTTATTGATGAATATCTAATCAGTCGAAATGGCACGGAAGCGGCAATCAAGGCTGGATATTCTGAGAAAATTGCTGCAAAGAGTTCGTCGGAAAACTTAAATAAACCGAAGATACAAGAAGCAATTGCAGCAAGATTAAAAGAACTTGAGAAACCTACCATCGCCACAATAGACGAAGTTTTGGAGAAACTAACCGCTATCTTACGACAAGAAGCGACTGAGGAAGTTGTAGCAGTCGATCCTATTGGTGGTGGCTTTATCAAAACAGAGAAGAAAGCCTCACTTGCGGACGCTACCAAGGCTGCAAAAGAACTTCTCGGTAGATACCTTTCGACAAAACAAGCCAAGAAATTGGAGCTTGAAATCGAACGATTGCAGAAAGAGCTGGATAGTGGACATACAAGTGAACGTTTAATCATCGTTGATAGTTTCTCGGAAGAGATGAAAGGCTTGATAGATGACTTATGATGTTGTTTCTGACACGGCTGATCTTCTCAGAAAAAACGTAAACGAGAACTTTCTTCCAATTCTTTTGTCTGATAGACCTTACAATGTTTTGAAAGGTGGTCGGAACTCCTTTAAATCATCTGTTATCGCAATCAAACTAGCTTATATGTTATTGAGATATCTAAAAGCTGGCGAAAAAGCAAACGTGGTCGTCATTCGTAAAGTAGCGAATACCATTCGTGATAGCGTATTTCTAAAAATGCAGTGGGCACTTGGTTTGTTTGGTTTATCTGATCGCTTCAAAGCTACTGTATCGCCGTTTAAAATACAAGACAACGCTACTGGCTCGTGTATATATTTCTACGGCCAAGATGACTTTCAGAAGTTGAAGTCAAATGATATTGGGAACATCATCGCGGTCTGGTATGAGGAAGCTGCGGAGTTTAGTAGCAAGGAAGATTTCGACCAGTCAAATGTTACTTTTATGCGACAGAAGCATGATCGTGCTAAGTTCGTGCAATTCTTTTGGAGTTACAACCCGCCACGAAATCCATATAGTTGGATCAATGAGTGGGCAGAGGAGCTAAAGAATAACGAGAATTACCTAGTACATTCATCGTCTTATTTAGACGATAAGTTAGGCTTTGTTACAGAACAAATGCTGGAAGATATTGAACGTATTAAAGAGAACGACTACGACTACTACCGGTACATTTACCTGGGTGAACCAGTTGGCCTTGGTACAAATGTCTACAACATGGAATTGTTCAAAGAAATTGATAAAATACCAGAGAATGAACGTGTAATCGGACAATTCTTCGCAGTTGATAGCGGGCACCAACAGTCTGCTACAACTTGCTTGCATTTAGTTATGACGAGTGCTGACAGAGTTTATCTAATTGATAACTACTACTACAGTCCAGCGGGTAAGACGTACAAGAAAGCACCCAGCATCTTGTCTAAGGAGTTGCATGACTACTTGGAGGAGAAAGCGAAACGTTTTCCTAATGCGCCTATTTTGAATATGACAATAGATAGTGCGGAGGGAGCATTGAGAAACCAATACTATGAAGACTATGGCGTGCGCTGGCATCCAGTAGCTAAGAAAAAGAAAATCGTCATGACTGAGTTCGTCCAGTCGCTTCTAGCAGAAGGACGCTTTTTTTATTTGCCTACAGAAAACAACTTGAAATACTTTGTGGAAGAGCACAAGAAGTATCAATGGGATGAAAGAAGCATTATGAACGACGATCCGAAAGTTATCAAGGAAGACGACCATACGTGTGATGCTCTGCAATATTTTGTAATTGATAACGCACGATATCTTAATTTAAAGGTTTAATTTAAATGGGAATTATACAACGAATAGTAAATATATTTAAGAGAGGACAGTATGCGATGCAACAACAATCGCTAGGCAATATCACGGAACACCCACGAATTGCAGTAAGCCAGGAAGAATACAAACGCATTATGCGCAATCTACGATATTATCAGTCCAAGTGGGATGATGTGGAGTTCATGAATACAAATGGCGACATGGTTAAACGACCATTCAATCACTTACCAATCGGACGGACTGCAGCAAAGAAGATTGCAAGCCTTGTATATAATGAACAGGCTACAATCACAGTAGATGAAACTGTAAGTGATGCTAACGAGTACGTGCAAAGCGTGTTGCTGAACGACCGCTTTAATAAGAACTTCGAGCGTTATTTTGAGAGCTGTCTTGCCCTGGGTGGACTTGCCATGCGGCCTTATGTTGATGGTGATAAAATCAAAATTGCATTCGTACAAGCTCCTGTATTCTTGCCTATGCGATCTAATACGCAAGATGTATCGAGTGCTGCTATTGTTACCAAAACAATCAAGTCAGAGGGACAAAAGAATGTATATTATACTTTGATTGAATTCCATGAGTGGAAGAATGAAGAGGAATATACAATCACTAATGAACTCTACAGATCAGAGGTTAAGGATCGAGTGGGTGATCGTGTGCCATTGTCTGAACTCTACGAGGAGTTAGATGAAACAACGACAATTAAAGGGTTGAGTCGTCCGCTATTCACTTACTTAAAGACTGCTGGCATGAATAACAAAGACATTAACAGTCCTTTAGGCCTGTCTATCTTTGATAATGCTAAGAGTACAATCGACTTTATCAACACCACTTATGACGAATTCAAGTGGGAGGTCAAGATGGGACAGCGTAGGGTAGCAGTTCCAGAACAGACAGTACGTACAGAGTTTAACTCACGCAATGAGAAAGTCACAGTCACACGCAAGTTTGATCCTAATCAAAATGTATACGATAAGTTTGATACAGGGAGCCTTGACGGATCTATTAACATCACAGACCTAACGACTCCTATTCGATCAGAAGACTATATCAAAGCTATCAACGAGGGATTATCACTCTTTGAAATGCAAATCGGTGTATCTGCTGGTATGTTTAGCTTTGACGGCAAGAGTATGAAGACTGCGACAGAGATTGTAAGCGAGAACTCGGACACTTACCAAATGCGAAACAGCCTTGTGTCTTTGGTTGAACAATCACTAAAAGAACTGGTTATTTCGATTTGTGAACTCGGATCACTCTACGATTTTTACAACGGTCCTATTCCAGAGATGGAGCAGATCAGTGTTAATCTGGACGATGGTGTCTTTACCGACCGCAACAATGAGTTGGAATACTGGACGAAAGCTCTTGCGAGTGGTCTGGTTGATCGTAAGACAGCAATTCAACGCGCTTTGAAGTTGACAGAGGAAGAAGCTGGACAAATGGTACAACGTATCAACAACGAAACGATGGCTACTGCCAATTCTGAGCGTGATACAACAGACATTGAAATTTACGGAGAATGATAAGGAATGAGCAAGAGGCTGCCGATACAATTTAATGACGAACAGTTAGAACTTGGATCGAGTCGTCTTGCTGATCTCTATCATAAGTTAACTGTCGAACTCTTTGAGCAGATGGTGGATAGGCTTCTGGAACGTGGTACAACATCCCTCACAGACAATCCCTACATCTGGCAACTGGAAAAACTCAATCAGATGCACGCGCTCAACGAACACAATCTTAAAGTAATATCTAAGTATACGGATATCACGGAAGAGCAACTAAGAAATGTAATTGAGGGTGAAGGCCTAAAGATATACACGGACACCAAGAGCCAACTATTGGAGGATCTGAATAAAGACCCTCATTTTGATACAAGCCATGTACAGAAACAACTAGAAGCCTATTTAGAGCAAGCAAGTGGTGATATTGATAATCTAATCAATACAACGCTGCCAAATGTCGTTAATGAGGTTTATCGTAATATCGCTAAGGAGACGGTCGCTAAAGTTGCAACTGGTGTTGCTACACCGGATAAAGCAATTGCTGAAACTGTCATGAAATGGCAGGAAGTTGGCTTTCGAGGCTTTAAGGATCGAGGCGGTAAGAATTGGCGCATTGATAACTACGCACGTACAGTCGTTAAGACTACGACACGTAGGGTATATCGTCAAATGCGCACGCAACCAGCAGACGAGCTGGGTATTGATACCTTTTACTACTCAAAGAAAGCAACTGCGAGAGAGGCTTGCGCTCCTCTGCAACATCACATTGTAACGTATGGTGAAGCAAGAGAAGAGGGTGGCTACAGCGTCCTATCACTGGCAGATCATGGCTACGGTACACCAGCAGGCTGTCTTGGTATCAACTGCGGACACTATCTGACACCTTTTGTAATCGGCATCAATGACATGCCAGATTTGGGCGATGATGTTAAAAACATTACACCAGAAGATGCAATTAGAAATGCTAATGTACAGGCTAAACAAAGGGCATTAGAACGGTCTATAAGAGACAGTAAAGAAAAATTAGATATTGCCAATAAGTTAGGTGATAAGGATCTTATAGATAAGTACAAGAGTAAGATACGCACTCAGCAAGGTGCTATGCGTGATTTTCTTAAAGATAAGCCGTTTCTTCATCGTGATTATGCGAGAGAAAAATACTACAAAGGTCCATATACAGATGCTAAGAAAACCGCTCAACTTAGAAAGAAGCTGGCAGAACATCATTACATCAAAGAAGGCGAGATTCCAGCTTTCAAAAAGGTTGGAGGAAAAATCACTAAAGCAGAGCGTAAGGTTATTTATGCAGATGAGAATCCTCAAGGTTTGGGATATATTGGTACACCTCATAGTTTTGCTATCAATAAATACTTGAGAGATAAAAATGTAATGCCGTCTGAGTATCAGAATATAGTCAATACATTGGATGGGGTTATCAAGAGAAATAGAGTTCTAAAAAATATCAAAGTCAATAGATTTGACGATGAGGGGTATTTTAATTCTATCCTTAGAAAGAACGCTAGTCTTTTGAAAAAGCATGATAGCATTGAGTCTGCTCTTAATTCTAGACAAGCTACTTTCGACAATGATGGCTATACATCTACTAGTTATATTCCTAAATACAATTTCTTTAAGGATAGACCTATTAAAACCATTATCAACATTCCTAAAAATGCTGAAATTTATTTCACCGATAACGATAGAGAGAGCGAGATTATCCTTCCAAAAGGTTCGAAATATGATATAATTAACATGAAACGAAAAGGGGATAATATTACCATTGAAATGAATCTAAGAAAGGAGTAAAGCCTATGATTTTGGAAGAAGCATTAAAAGAAGTAAGTAGCTGGAATCTCAAAAAGCCTGCTCCCTTAACCCCTTCTGAAATGACTGATGAAGAACTCGCTCGTTTGCGTTTCACATGGGTTTCTCCAGAAGATGAAGTTCTTGTCATGGATGAACTGAAAAAACGCGGTCTAGCTTTGTAAATAATTAGCGCTTAGAATGATCTAGGCGCTTTTATTATGCTTTAAAATAGGAGGTGATCCAGCATCTTGACTAGCAGGAATAGACTGCTACTTAATTGTTATAAGGAACCGTATGAGAATTCATGCGGTTTTTATTTTGCGCTCATTTTTGGATAAGAGGTTGTTTCCTCCTTATTTCTTACCTCTTGCGGGATCGTTACCCGCTGGGCGCTTACGACTTTATCCACAGTCGCTAAAGAATGGAAGATCACAATTTAGGAGGGGCAAGTAATGTCCGAAGAAATCCAAACAACAGACCAGCCTGTTAATGCTGGAGAGGTGGCAACTGCCGAAGTTGCAAAAGAGGAAACTAAGACATTTACACAAGAGGAAGTAAATGGATTGGTAGCCAAAGAAGCCAAAAAGGCACAGGAAAAGATCTTTAAAAGCCTGGGATTTGAAGATGTCAAGAGTGCTAAAGAAGGCTTCGAACAGTTGAGAGAGTGGAAAGACTCACAGAAGACAGAAGCGGAGAAACAATCTGAGGCGATCGCTGACAAGGAGAAGCAACTTGAAGCAATGCGCTTGGAAAACCAACAACTGACTGCAAAATATGCAGCTCTTACGTTGGGTGTACGTTCTGATGCTGTCGACGATGTCATTGCACTGGCTCAAAGCAAAGTGACTGATGATGTGACAATCAATGATGCGATCGCAGAAGTCCTTGCAAAATACCCACAATTCGGGAATGTACCCGAAGAACCCAAGGAAGAACCGAAACCCAGCTTCTCAGTCGGTGGCACACCATCGGTTAAAGAAGAGGGCAAGGTTGATCCTTTTGAGGCTATTATCGCCTCGTATGGCAAGAAAAAATAAGAAAGGAACATAATCTATGCCAAATAACAACCTAGCTGCTGCTCGCTACGAGAAACAATATCGTGATATGCTCGCTACTGTATTCGGAGTGAATGCAGCATTTATCAACGCTTTGTCTCCTATCCAAATTTTGGACGGTGTACAAGAAAACACTACTGCATTTTCAGTTAAAACCAATGGAACTCCTGTCGTAATGGGTGAATACTCAACCGATGCTAACGACGGTGGTTTTGGAACTGGTGCTGGTAAATCTCGTTTTGGTGAATTGAAAGAAATCAAGTATACCAACACAGATGTACCTTACGACTACACACTTGCAATCCACGAAGGTATCGACCGCTACACAGTCAACAACAACATTGAGGCTGCAATCGCTGATCGTTTGAAACTCAACGCAGAAGCTCAAACCCGTGGAATGAGCAAACGTATCGGTAAATTCTTGTCAACTGCTGCAGGTAAAACAGAAGCCCTCACAGATATGCAAGAAGCTACTGTACGTACTTTGGTTAACAAGATCAAAGCATACTACAGCAACAACGAAGTGATCGCTCCTGTTACATTGTATCTACGCACTGAATTGTTCAACGCAATCGTAGATATGACTGCAAATACTTCTGCTAAAGGATCAAGCGTATCTATTGACGAGAATGGCCTTGCTAAATACAAAGGCTTTGCCCTTGTAGAAACACCAGAACAATACTTTGAATCTGGCGATGTCGCTTACTTCGTACCAGATGGAATTATCATTCCATTCGTAGGTATCTCTACTGCTCGTACAGTAGAGGCAGAAGACTTCGACGGTGTTAAATTGCAAGCTGCTGCTAAAGGTGGTACGTATGCACTCGAAGATAACAAGAAAGCGATTGTTAAGGTAACTGGTACAGTCGTTTAAAAGGGGGTAGCTATTGGCACTTTTTAAAACAACTAAAAATGTTTTCTTCCAAGATCTTGATATCACAGTGTTAGAAAGTGATGTCGTGGAACTTGATGACGCGACAGCTAAAGAATTAATCGAAAAGTTGGCAGATGTATTCCCTGGCGAAACTGTACTGATCGAAGTTACAGAAGCTGGGGAACAGAAACCGAAACGCAGTCGCAAGAAGAAAGCAGACACAGAAACTACAGAAACGGAAGAGGTTGAGGCATAATCCAACCTCTTTTATTTATAGAAGAGGTGAGAACATGGATTACTTAACCTATCCAGAATATCTTAAATTAGGCTTTGACGAAACAGACAAATACGATGAATTGTACAAACGGGCAGAAATGACTGTAAACCTGTACATTCACAATTTTTATGCTTACAAAGACTTCGAAAGTGATTTTAAACTACGCAAAGAAGCAGTAAAGAACGCTGTCGCTTATCAGATTTACTACTTAGATCGCTCTGGAATTGCTACAGCAGAAGAGAAACAATCTCTATCTAGCGTGACTGTTGGACGAACCACAGTAAGCTATCAAAGTGGCTCTCAGAGTATTTCAAAAGGTTCGCAGTATAATCTCTCTCTTGATGCTGAAAACTGGCTCAAAGTGGCTGGTTTTGGCTATAGTGGGGTGTCTTATGATAGATAAGCGAATGTTAGTTGATACAGCAATCATTAAAAAGCGTGTTGGTATTGATGAGTGGGGGAAAGAAACATTCGGCGGCGATCTATATATCGATCCTTGCCGTTTTGATGAGAGTACCTCACACGTCCAATCACAGAAGTCTGGAAAAAGTAAGAACCGCACGGACCAATTTGCTGGAGTGCTGTATATCGATACAGATTATTGCAACTTTGAAATCGATCGCTCTTACATCGACGGAAAATTGATTGTAGATGGTCAAGAGTACATCATCGTTAAGATCATTCCAAACAGACACCCGATTAGTAAGCGAATACTTACTTATGAAATCGAGGTGATCTAATGGGAATTAGTATCACAGTTGATCTAGGACGGATTAATAAGAAGTTCGGTCCGAATGCAAAGAAAGTTGCTGAGTATGCTATCGCTAACCAAGCGATGTTGGACATGGAAAGGTTCGTGCCTCTCCGTGACGGTGATCTTCGAGGTTCTGGCCATGTTTCTGGCAATCAGATTGTATATAACACAGTCTATGCCAGGGCGCAGTTTTACGGATCATCCTACAACAAGCATCGTAGTTTTAAGTTTAGCAAGTATACTACTCCTGGCACAGGCCCACGGTGGGACTTGAAAGCTAAAGGAATGTATGGAGACAAATGGGCAGATAAGGGAAGGGAGGTATTAGGACTATGATCGCTAAAAATGATTTTTTAGAAAGACTTAATGCTTTTATCAATTCGCTTGATCTCCCTATTACATCCCGTATGGATTATTTAGACGAGGACGAGAGCCTTGTGGTTTATCCACTAGCTGGTGGAAAGATCAATAAGATCTATATGGACGAAGCCAGAGATGTATCTCTACCGTTTGAAATTGCAGTTAAAACGAAAGATCATGAAAAGGCTAATACCTGTCTATGGGCAGTTAACGAGGCCTTATCGGATTTATTCGTAGACATTCCAAGCGCTAACGGATCGTATGCGTTCGAAAATTTAGAAGTGGCAATGCCGTTTTTGAATGAAAGAGACGAGCAAGGCTACTACATCTATTTACAAGATATTCAAGCAAACATTACGGTTTTCCAACCGAAAAAAGAAAGGAATTAATTAATATATGGCACGTTATAAAAACGCCCTACGTGGGCATTTCATCGCTCCTGTAACTGATCCAAAAGTAGAACCAGAAAAATCTACTTATTTGGAACTTGCGAAATGGATCGAAGACATCGCAGACGATACAGACGAGGCTACAACTTCTGTAGCTTACTACGACGGAGACGGTACAGAAGAGACTACTGTTACATCTGTTAAAGGCTCTTACACATTCAAAGGCACATACGACAAGGAAGACCCAGCCATGAAGCACATCGCTGGTCTTAAATACAAACTCGGTAATGAACGACTTGTATGGCATAAGATCGTAGATGCTGACGGTAAGAACCAAGCAGTCGGAATCGCTACCGTATCTGATATCAAAGCTGGTTCGGGCGCTGCTGCAGAATACGAAGAATTTTCTTGCAAAATCTCGTATAATTCACTTCCAAAAATTTCAGCAGTCGTCTAATCGAATTATTGGGCGCTATCTGTTTAGGTAGCGCTCTTTTTTGTGCATTAAAGGAGGAAAAAACATGTCTATTTCAATCGAATTAAAACGCAACTTTATCCCGATCGATATCGGAGAAATCGAACTGCAGTTTGATACATCACTAGAAAATATCTCACGGCTTGCAACGCTACAGGAAGAGATCGCAGAACGCTTTAACAAGTATCAGTTAGAGCTGATTGAACGCTCCAACAACGGAGAATTTGACGATCTTAAAGAGGGAATTGTTAACAAAGAAGTTATTGACGAAGCCTTTAAGATGCAGAAGAAGATGACGGAGATCAAGTACGATGTGCTATTCGGTGATGGTACCTTTGCTAAACTCTATGAACGTTATCCAGACCTTGACGCTTTGGATCATGCATTTGATGAGGTAGATACTTTGCTGGGCGCTGAGCTTGACCGTCTAGGCCAAGAACGGGCTAAGGCATCGGGGGCGGTTGCTGAGTCCTTTGTTAAAAAAGCAAAAGCCAAAAAGACAAAAAAGACCAGCAAAAAATAACAAGGAGGATTGCTCATGAAATTAAATGAGCCTATACAGAACTCCTTTGAAGTGAACGGACGCACCTATGAGGTGGACTGCTCCTTTGATCTGGTGCTTGATGTCTTTGAGATGTTTGACAACGAAGTCATGAATAATCTCGAGAAGATGCGTACAGCGGTTTTAATGATGACGGACGAAGCCTTGGACAATCCAGAGGACATAGTAGCCGTATGGGAATATATCGACGAGCATTTTTTGAAAACTAAAAAAGAGCGCGTGGTTTATGATCGGCACGGGAACCCTATGCCGGTAGCCAAGGACGAGGAAGAAGATATCCGTTTGATTGATTTTGAAGTAGACGCGCAGGAAATATACGCGAGCTTTGTGCAAGCGTATAATATCAACCTCTTTGAAGCACAAGGCCGGCTAACATGGCCCGAATTTATCGCGCTACTTAACGGTTTACCAGAGGGAACGGCTGTATCTCAATTGGTAGAGATACGGTCTTGGAAACCCTCAAAGAACGATAGTAGCGAGTATAAGGCCAAAATGCGCCGGTTACAAAGCAAATACAGATTAGACGGAAAGGAGGGAGATGAATAATGGCAGATGGAAAGATAGTTATTGACGTCCAGGTTAACGGACGCAAACTTACAGAACTATCAGATGCCTTGAAGCGTTTAGAGTCCGAAGCTCGAAGATCGGGCCAGGGAGTCAAAAGTGCAGGCGATGGTATTCAGGCGACCGGTGATAAAGCTCTAAGAGCTGGACAAGGTTTTAAACGCGCTGGTGACCGTATGGCCGAGGGTGCGAAACTATCAGAAACCTCTAGCAATGGCTTTCGTCGGGCTGGCGAGAAGATCAAAGAAAGCTCTGATTTAGCTGGGCGCTCTGGCTCTGGTTTTAAACAAGCCGGGGAGAAAGTAAAAGAAAGCTCTGATCTTGCCCAGCGGTCTGGCGACGGCTTTAAGCAAGCGGCAGAAAAAGTAAAAGCATCTGGCAACGAAGCCAAAACAGGCGGAGAGGGCTTTAAGTCAGCAAGTTTTAAAATCAAAGAAGCCGGTGCGCTTTCTAAGTCTGGCGGTGATGCTTTTAAACAGGCAGCCGAGAAAGTAAGGGAAGCTGGTACAATCAGTAAAACCGGCGGGAATGGTTTTAAGGTAAGCGCTGATCTAGCCCATAGAGCTGGACAAGTCGCATCTCAAAGTGGGGGCGGTTTTGTCAAGCTGAAAGACATCATCAAAACCACGGGCGACCAGGCTGAAAGGAGCGCGTCAAAATTTGACAAGATCAAAGACGCAATTAAAAACTTCTCAGTCGGTGCGGTAGCCTTTAAAGCTGTCAGCTCTGCGATGAACCTTGTGAGCCAGTCAATGGATAAGGCTATTGACCGCTTTGATACATTGCAACGGTTCCCGAAAGTGATGAAATCACTCGGGCACTCGTCAAAAGATGTGGCAGCATCTACTAAGTTGCTTTCTGAGGGTATCGAGGGACTACCTACAACACTTGATACAGTTGTAAGTACAACCCAGAAGTTAACCTCAATGACTGGTAACCTCAAACAGTCTACGAAGTTGACAATCGCCCTAAATAATGCCTTTCTTGCTTCTGGTGCATCTACAGAAGATGCAAGCCGTGGATTGCAACAGTACACCCAGATGTTATCAGCCGGTAAGGTTGATATGCAAAGTTGGAAGACCTTGCAAGAAACCATGCCTTACGCTTTGCAGAAGACGGCAGAATCGTTTGGTTTTGCTGGTGCATCAGCCCAGAAAGACTTCTACTCAGCCTTACAAGACGGCAAGATCACGTTTACTGATTTCAGTAAGCGACTGATTGAACTTAACAAGGGTACAAACGGCTTTGCCGAAATGGCAAAGAAAAACTCTGAAGGTATTAAAACATCATTCGGTAACATCGTGAACGCGGTAGCAAAAGGGATCGCAAACGTCATTGCCGAGTTTGATAAGATGAGCAAGGCAGTTACTGGCAAGAGTATAGCTCAAAACCTTGATAGCATTAAAGGAGCAGTAAACAGCACCTTTAACGTTATCATTAGTGTTATCCGCGGTGCCACTCCAGTTGTTAAGTCGCTAGTTAGTGTATTAGGCTTCCTCAAACCTGTTTTAGACCCGCTTATCTCGGTATTCGCTGGTGTCGTAGGTGCAGTACTGCTCTTTAAAGGAGCTATGCTGGGGCTGTCAATTATCAAGGGTATCGGTAGTCTAATCGGCACGCTTATCACTTCCTTGGTATCTCTAACCAGTACCTCACTTGTAGCAACGGGTGCTACTACTGGACTTGCTGGGGCTTTGGCCTCTCTATCATCTGGTGGAGTATTCCTGGTTGTCGGTGCTATCGCTGGTCTGGTGTCATGGTTGACGCAGGAAAGCGAAGCGTCCAAGGAAGCCAAGGCCAAGAATGAAGAGTTTAAACGCTCCCTCGATGACTTACACGAAAGTGTTAACAAAGGCAATGAAGCCTATAAAGATCGTAGAAACGAGATCCAAGCGACAGCAGAGGACAATGAACGACTAGTCAAGAAGATCGACGAATTAAACGCAGTCGAGAATAAGACTGCAGCTCAAAAGAAAGAGCTTGCGTCAGCAGCAGAAACCCTTAACTCACGCATCGAGGGTCTAAATATCCAGTACGACAAGGCGACCGGCACAATCAATATGACAACGGACGCGATCCGTAAGCAGATTGAGATTGCCAAGGCATCGGCTGAAATTGAAGCCGCCAACCAGAAAATGGTAGAAAATGCCAAGAAGCGCCTTGAAATCAAGGATAAGATAAAGGAAGTTGAGAAACAGTACCAGGATCTTGTCGAAAAAACTGATAGCGTGGAAGAAGGCTCTTTCAGTAACTCGCGAATCCGTGAAGGGGCCAAGGCAGAATTTAAGAAAAAATACAACGAAGAAGTCAAGAAGCTCCAGGACGACATCAAGAAGACTGAAGAGTCCGATAATGAATTAACGAATACAATCGTTAAGAATAACGAAGTCAAGGCTAAATCTACAGAAGATGCGTCTGGTCGTATGATCTATACGATGGAAAACATGAACGAAGCCCAGCGTAAGGCTGTAGAGATGATGCAACAAGAGTTTGCTAATCTTAAAGGTGAAGTTCAGAACGCTTTCCAAGCTATCGAACAGCAGACAGCCTTATCTGCAGATCAAATGACTGCCAACTTGCAGAAGAACATCGACGCGGTTGATAAGTGGTCGCAGAACCTCGAAACGCTCGCTAAACGCGGGCTTGACCAAGGTCTTATCGAGCAAATGCGCCAGGCTGGTCCTAAAATGGCCAACCAAACGCAGGCCCTTGTAGATTCGTCCGATGAACAACTAGGACGACTCAATACTAAATGGACCGAGGCGGGAGATAAAGCCAAGGAAGGCTTCCTCCGTGGTATTCGGGCGACAGGCCAAGAGTTACCGCCTGAAATCGAGAGCATGGTAACCGCGATCGGTGATGAGTTCAGAAGTGCACTCGCTGATGCAGGCTTTGAAGTTAAAGGCCGTGAGATTCCTCAAAAAGTAAGCGACGGTATGCGGTCTGGAAAAGGCGATGTCCAACAGGCAGCCTCAGAAGTCACAGAGGCATCTAAACAAGCCTTCAACAACTTGCCAACTGAAGCCAAGTACAGCGGATCACAAGTGAGCGGTGGATATGCTCAAGGTATCACAGAAAACCAGGGATCAGTCCAGGGAGCAGTTGACGGCCTTAAAAATGCCTCTCTAGGTGTTTTGGCCAATTTATTCGGTGAGGGTCAAGCCAAAGGTGCTGAACTCGGTGCGGGTGTCGGAGATGGTGTATTGAGCCGGTCCGATGTCGTGCAAGGTGCAGCTAACACCCTCAAGTCAAACGCTACTGCTACTATGGCAGGCATGGCCAGCGATGGACAGGCTAAGGGTTCAGAGTTTGGTTCTGGTATCGCAACCGGTATCGCTGTCGGTCAACAGGTAGCAGTTGGTGCAGCATCTGTGATGAACCTTGCTATTTCGGCTCAATTCCTCGCGATGTCCATGAACGGGCAACAGTACGGTTCACAATTCGGTACTGGCATCGGTGGTGGTATCAATTCCTCGCAAGGTATTGCTACTGGTGCGTCTAATGCGATGAAGATGATGATTAATGCGTCAGTTAACTCGCTAGGGCACGACGGTAGAAATGCTGGATCACAATTTGGTACGGGTGTTACTAGTGGTATCGCTAGCCAAAACGGCGCGGTACATGGTGCGTCAAGTGCCTTGAAATCATCGGCTCACAGCGGAATGTCTGGTGGATATAGTGGAGGTTATAGCGCAGGTACGGCTATTGGCGAGGGCATGATGAGCGGTATCTATGCGATGGCTGGATCGGTTGCAGCAGCAGCAGCCAGCATCGCAAGTAGCGCGGTTGCAGCAGCCCGATCTACTTTGCGGATCAACTCGCCATCAAAAGTCTTTAGAGATCAAGTCGGTCGCGCTATCCCAGAGGGTATGGCAGTAGGTATTGAAAAATACGGCTACTATGTAGACGACTCAATGACTGACCTTGCTAACAAGACAGTAGAGTCTGGCAAAAAGTACACAGATGGCTTTGGTTTTAACTTGCCAGGTCGCGGTGATCTTGTCAGTGGTCTGACTGATACACTAGCTACGCGCTTTGGATATGCAGGCGGTGGAAGCTCAAGCTCAAATGTTACAAACAACTACACACTCAACGCAAACGGTACGGCTAATGACAACTTCTTTAGCCCGGAAAATATGCGCAGGCTCTTGCGTGAGCTTGCTTACTATACAAACTTGGAAGGAGGTAGAATGGCATAATGGGAAGTTTTACTTTTAATGGTGTATCAAGCACTACTCATGGTCTACGAGTGACCAGCGACTATATTATTAGTTCCACTGGTAGCGACGTAGAAACAGTAGCGGTCCCTGGTCGTGATGGTGATCTATTGATCTCAAAGAACCGTCTTAAATCTGTTACTATCGAGTTGCCTTGTACCGTCCTTTCAAACCGTAAGCTCACGGACGCAGAAAGCGACATTAGTAACTGGCTCAATGTAGACGGTTATAAAGATTTGACCCTATCCTGGGACCCGGATTTCATCTACCGGTCAGCTTTTATCGAAACTTTCGAAGTGTCAAGCCTTATGAAGCAGTTTGGGAAAGTCAAACTAAACTTTTTGACATACCCAGTCAAATTCTACAAGCAAGGACGCACTACTCAAAAGCTAACAAACGGAGTTGCGATCAATGGCCTGGGAAACGTCAACGCAAAACCAATTATCACACTGGTTGGATCGGGTGATTGTACGCTTACTATTAACGGTCGCAAGACCAAGTTAAAAGGAGTGCAAGGCAAGATCACACTAGATATGCAAGCAAACCAAGTATTTAAGGACAATCTGCCAGCGTGGGATAAGGTGGTAAGGTCTCCACAATTTCAAATGCCATATCTTGATTATGGCAGGAATTTAATTTCGTGGGACGGCAGTTTTACTATTGAAATGATCCCGAATTGGGGGGTTAAGTTATGAGGCCTATACTATTTAACAAGAATGAGCAGTCATTTGACACTTACGGTTTAGGTGAGCTTAACGTTACCAAGGGGACTGTAACCCGTGAACGCAACGGAAATTATACGCTATATTCAGAAATTCCCGCGAACGATCCAATGGTTGCAACCCTTGAGAAAGAAATGAAGCTCAAGGCTGACGCTGGACTGCGAACTAAAAACCAAACCTTTGAGATCTCGCGAATCGTAAAAGATAGCAGTAACATCGTTAAAATCTACGGTCAGCATATCAGTCATAAGCTGGAATACA